ATCGCGTTACCGACTTCAAGCTGCCAAGCCGCAAGCCCGAGTAATCCGCGCCACAAAATCAGAGCGCGACGTTTCGTGGCGCGAGGAACCCGCATGGAAAAGAAACCCCTGATCCTTGGTCAAGAGCTTGGCCAGGCTATCTGCCAGGTGCTTGGCCTGGACCCTTCGAAGATCACCTCCATCACCATCCGCATGGAGCCAAACACCGCCGCTTGCGTCGAGGTGGTGAACACCATCAGCCAGGTAGAGGGCGAGAAGATAGCCGGCGCCTTGGAGGTCTACGGCCTAACCCGCCGCGGCATGTGAGCAACAGGATATGCGCCGCTTCTTGGTGCGGAGACGGACATGAATCGACAGCAAATCGCCTGCGCATCCAGCCTTTTCCATACCCGTGACCAGGTGCAGAGGCGGCTTGACACGGTGCTGAGCGGCAAGGGTGTGTCACTGGCCATCACCGGCGACTACCAAGACGAGGGTGTACTGCAGTCGGTTACCGAGCCGCTGGCGGATCACTTCAGGGCTGAGCTGGCCGCGATTGATGACCAGCTCAAGTTGCTGGGCTGGAACGGCGAGTAGCGCAGGGAGCAGGGGATGGCCAGAACGCGAGCGCCTTACACACCCTGCAAGCTGTACGTGGACGGCGCTGACGGCATCGCGGTTGGCGATTACATCACCACTGCTGCAGGGTCTGCCTATCTGGTCCAGACGCTTCGGGTGAGCCGTACCAGACCGGAGCGCAAGCACATGGACTGCCTGCGCTGGCCAATAGCTGAGGTGCCGGCTGATGCCCGGTGTTTCCAACTGACCTGGTACCGGAGATGACGAATGTCCTGCAGTGGATGCGCCGCTCGGCGCGAGTGGATCAACAAGTGGACAAAGGTGGCTTATGAGCGAGCACGAGGCCTATTCGCAACAGATCGAGAAGCTGAACCCCAAGCAGGGAGACCTTCTGGTGATCAGCATTCCTCAGATACTGACCCAAGAACAGCGGGTAAACGCTCACGCGGTGATGAAAGCTCAGGCTAAGCGCCTTGGTTTCCAGGCTCTGGTGGTTGATGGCGGCATCACCGCTCAGTTGCAACCTAGCGTTGCCGACCTGCTGGCAGAGCAGCAGAAGCAGACTGCCCTGCTGGAGCAGATCGCAACTCAGAACCTGGCGCTGATCGAAGCGCTGGCGGACGACCAGGGCGTCGAACCTGATGCTGCGCCTCAAGTCTACCTAAGCGGCGCCCCCGTTATCGGTGCTCGCTGATGTCTCGACTCAAGACCCTCAGCCCCCGCATCAAAGAGAGCGTGGGTACAAGGGTGAAGGTTGTAACGCCCGGCAGCTGGCGTAGCGAACTGACAAGCACCCAGCGCGGTTACGGCTACCGGTGGCAGAAGGCCCGGGAGCGATTCCTGCGCGCCAACCCGCTTTGCGTGTATTGCGCCAGGGTTGGAAGAACGACTGCTGCCAGCGTCGTCGACCACATCACCCCGCATCGCGGTGACCAAGCCCTGTTCTGGAATGAAGACAACTGGCAGTCGCTATGTGGCCCATGCCACAGCTCGGTCAAGCAGGCAGAGGAAGCCGGAGGTTCGCAGGCATGACAGCACGGCTGGCCAGCTGGCCGTGCGAGCACGTCAGTGGCGTGCCTCAATGTGGTTGAAGCACGTATCTGGCGTGCTTCATGTGGTAGGGGGTGCGAAAGTCTTCAACCTTCGCGTTTCTAGACCGCCACCGACCCCACGTAGACATTTTTCTCCCCCCTAAAGGTTTTTGTTAATGGTGTTAACAGACAAACAGCGACAGTTTGTTGACGCTAAGGCCCGGGGTGCGTCCAACAAAGAAGCAGCAGAAGCCGCGGGCAGCAAGCCCTCGACGGCTGCTGCCGCTGGGTCGCGCTGGGCCAATGATCCGAAGATCGCATCCGCAATTCTGGCTCGCAGAGCAGAGCTCAGTGTTAACCTTGAGCCGAAAAAGCGGCGCAGCAAAGTGAAGGCCGATGAAGCCAATGAAGACCCCGTCGAGCTTAATGAGGCCGACGGCGAGTTCCTGAGTTGCCTGCCTTCAACCAATGATCCATTGGTCTGGTTGCTCGCACTGATGAACGAACCCCGGGCGAAAGTCTTCGACCGGCGCAACGCTGCGCAAACCGCCGTGCCATATGTCCACGGGAAGAAGGCCGAGGCGGGCAAGAAAGAGCAGAAGGCCGAGGCCGCTAAAGAGGCCGGCAAGGGCAAGTACTCCCAAAGTAAGCCACCCCTTACTGTCGTCAAGGGGTGACCCATGCTTTGGACCACGGCCTGCCCTGACTGGTGGCGGCGGTTGGCTGCCAGCGAATCAATCATCCCCGAACCGCTTTTCCCCCAGGAAGCAGAGGAGAGTCTCGAAGTTTTCAAGGGGCTTCGCATCGTCGACGCCCCAGGCAGTCCAACTATCGAGAGTGCATGCGCACCGTGGGTGCTGGCTTTCGCAGGGGCTGTTTTCGGGAGCTACAACAGCGAAACAGGCGAGCGCCTGATTCGGGAGTTCATGCTGTGCATCCCGAAGAAGAACAGCAAGTCGACTATCGCCGCTGCAATCATGCTAACGGCCCTGGTCCGCAACTGGCGGATGTCGGCGGAGTTCATCATCCTCGCTCCAACTAAAGAAATTGCCGACAACGCCTTCGTCCCAGCCAAGGACATGGTCAACAACGACGAAGAGCTGAAGGACCTGCTCCACGTGCAGCCACACCTTCGGTTGATCACTCACCGCGAGACTGGTGCCACGCTGAAGGTCGTTGCCGCTGACAGTGACGTAGTGGGCGGCAAGAAGGCCGTTGGCGTGCTGATCGACGAGGCATGGCTGTTCGGCAAGAACCCGAAAGCCGCTGACATGATTCGGGAGGCCACCGGTGGCCTGCTGTCACGTCCTGAAGGATTTGTCATCTGGCTGACCACTCAATCGAACGAGCCGCCGGCCGGGGTGTTCCGGTCGAAGCTGAATTATGCCCGTGGCGTGCGTGATGGCCGTATCAACGACAATCGCTTCCTACCGATCATCTACGAATTCTCGAAAGAGATGATCGACAGCGGCGCCGCGCGCAAGCCCGAGAACTTCCACCTAGTGAACCCAAACATGGGGTTCTCGGTGGATCGCCCCACGCTTGAGCGCTTGTTCATGCAGGCGGAGATTGACGGCGAAGCAGAGCTGCGCGGCTTCCTGGCAAAGCACCTCAACATCGAGATCGGCCTGGCCCTGATGTCGGACGCCTGGGTAGGCGCAGAGTTCTGGGAGCCACAGGCGGCCACCTGGCTCAACCTGGAGCAGATCCTTGAGCGGTGTGAGGTCATTGATGTAGGCGGTGACGGTGGCGGCTTGGACGACTTGCTCGGGCTTGCTGTCATAGGTCGAGAGTCAGGTACGAGAAGGTGGTTCCACTGGGCGCATGCCTGGGCGCACCCCTCGGTGCTTGACCGGCGCAAGTCTGAAGCACCGAGGCTTAAGGATCTCGAAGCGATTGGCGATTTGACCATCGTCAAGCGGATCGGCGATGACGTCGAGCAGTTCGCTGCCATCGTTAAGCGCATCAATGAGTCGGGCCTGCTGGACAAGGTCGGGCTAGATCCGGCTGGCATTGGCTCTGTTCTTGATGCCTTGGCAGATGCCGGCGTCGAGGAAGACAAGATCGTTGGCATCTCCCAAGGCTGGAAGCTGACCGGCGCTATCAAGACCACAGAACGCAAGCTCGCCGAGGGCACGCTGCTGCACTGCGGCCAGCCGCTAATGGCCTGGTCGTGCGGGAACGCCAAAGGCGTGCCGTCGGCCAACGCCTTCTTGATCACCAAGCAGGCCTCGGGCACGGCCAAGATCGATCCGCTCATGGCTACTTTCAACGCCGTTTCCCTGATCAGCCTCAATCCTGAAGGCCGCGGTGGAATGGACAACTTCATGGCTGGCATTCGGGACCCACTGATCGCATGAACGCATTTCATATTTTCATTGCCTGCGCAGTGGTCGCTTTCTGCTTGGCATGCAGCGGGGTCTGGATGCTGGCTGGTACCGGCTGGGCTTTGCTGGCCGGATCGCTGAGCTTCTTCTGCATCGCTGGCTTCATCCGCAGGGGGCTTGTCAGTGATTAAAACCCTATCCCAGGCTTTGGGCGCTGCTGCCACCAAGCCTTCAGCCAGCATGAGTGAGTGGCTGGGGAAGACCATCAAACTGTCGGATGGCGGTTTCTGGAGTGCCTTCAACGGTGCCCAGTCCAGTAGTGGTAAGTCAGTCAGCGTAGACAAGGCCATGCGCCTGTCCACCGTGTGGGCATGCGTCCGTATCATCTCGACTTCGGTAGCCGGCCTGCCGTTGAGCATCTACCGGCGAATGCCTGATGGTAGCCGAGAGAGCGCTCGCGATTTCCCGCTGTACGACGTTGTGCACAATAGTCCCAACGAAGACATGGCTGCCTTCCATTTCTGGCAGGCAGTCGTCGCCTCGATGCTGTTGTGGGGCAACGCCTACTGCGAGATCCATCGTTCTGCTGGACGCGTCATCGCCTTGGACTTCCTCATGCCGTCGAGAGTCGATCTTGAGTTCGACGACGATGGACGGCTCAGGTATTTCTTCAGGCCCCGAAAGGGAGCCCGCCGAGAGATTCAGCGGCAAGACATGCTGCACATTCCCGCCTTCACCCTGGACGGCCGAGTCGGCCTTTCAGCTATTCGGTACGGTGCGGATGTATTCGGCTCTGCGATGTCTGCTGACGACGCCGCCAACAGCACCTTCCGGAACGGCATGATGCCGACGGTCGCGTTTTCGGTAGACAAGACGCTGAATCCAGCCCAGCGCGTCGAGTTTCGTGAGTACGTGAAGACGATCTCCGGGGCGTTGAATGCTGGCAAGAGCCCCGTGCTCGAGCAGGGTGTGAAGCCGGAAATGATCGGCATTAACCCTGCCGATGCGCAGCTGTTGGAGTCGAGAGGGCACAGCATCGAGGAAATTTGCCGATGGTTCGGCGTTCCCCCCTGGATGGTGATGAAGACCGACAAGGGCAGCAACTGGGGTACCGGTCTGGAGCAACAGCAGATCGCGTTCCTCACGTACTGCATCATGTCCTTCACGGCGCCGATCGAGCAGTGCGTGAACAAGTGGTGCATGACGGCGGTTGACCGGATCAAGTTCTACGCAGAGTACTCACTTGAAGCGTTCCTGCGTGCGGATAGCGCAGGCCGCGCGGCCTATCTCAGCACGATGGGGCAGAACGGCTACCTGACTCGAAACGAGGGGCGGCGGAAAGAGAACCTTCCAAGCATGCCGGGTGGCGATGTACTGACCGTGCAATCCAACCTGGTGCCACTTGACCAGCTGGGCAAGCAAAACGACAGCCAGGCCGCAAGGGCCGCACTGATGAACTGGCTTCAACAGCCGGAAAAGTAAATCACGGGAGCAATCCATGAAGCACAAGATCCAGTCTCGCGGCCTGCGCAGCGAGATGAGCCCGCGCGCGCTCGAAAAATGGAATCCCGCGATACAGGCGGCCGTCGAGAATACCTCGGACACCATCACTGTTTACGGAGTGATCGGCGAGGACTGGTATGGCGAAGGCGTCACTCTGAAACGAATCGATGCCGCTCTGCGGGCCATCGGCGAGCGAGATGTCACCGTCTACATAAACTCGCCAGGCGGCGACATGTTCGAAGGTATTGCTATCTACAACCGCCTGCAGGAGCACAGCCACCAAGTCACCACCAAGGTGCTCGGCATGGCAGCTAGCGCTGCTTCGATTGTCTTCCTGGCCGGCAAAAAGCGTGAGGTGGCCAGCAGCGCGTTCCTCATGATCCACAACTGCTGGACCTGGCTCGCCGGCAATCGTAACTACCTGCGCGACATCGCTGACGACATGGAGGAGTTCGACGCCGCGATG